AGAGCCTGAGTTTGGTGATTATTATATTTCAGTTGACCTTGCGGGTTTTGCTAATGTTGAATCTGCAACTAAGTCCAAGAACACCAAGCTCGACCAAACAGCCATCTCAATCGTCAAAGCGAACGAAAACGGATGGTGGGTAGCCGACATTGTACATGGAAGATGGGATATCAAGAAAACCGCAAAGAAAATATTCGACGCTGTTCATGCCTATCAACCAGTCGCAGTTGGTATAGAAAAAGGAGCACTAAAGAATGCGGTACTTCCTTACCTTACCGACTTAATGAAGTCAAAGCAACGGTTCTTCAGGGTGGAAGAGTTGACCCACGGGAACAAGAAGAAAACTGATCGTGTAGTATGGGCTCTTCAAGGACGCTTTGAGCATGGACAGATTACATTAAACAAAGGAGATTGGAATGCAGAGTTTATGGACGAGCTATTCCAGTTTCCAAACCATCTTGTCCATGATGACCTTGTGGACTCTTTAGCCTACATTGACCAATTAGCAAAGGTGTCGTACTACTACGATTACGAAGAAGACGACTTTGAAATACTTGATCCAGTAGCAGGATATTAACATGGACTATGATCACAACCAAGAAGACACAGGCTCATTAGAAGGATGGGTAATTCATAAGTGTAACCAATGGCGTGACCACTTTGAATCTAATTACCAAGAAAAGTTTGATGAGTACTATCGTCTATGGCGAGGTATCTGGGCTGAAGAAGACTCTATGCGAGCTTCAGAACGCTCTCGCATTATCTCCCCTGCCCTTCAGCAAGCCGTAGAATCTGCAGTCGCAGAGGTCGAAGAAGCAACCTTTGGAAGAGGGAAGTGGTTTGACATTGCTGATGACTACCAAGATCAGCAGAAGGGCGACATTCAGATTCTCCGTACACAGCTTGACGAAGACATGAAGTATGCTAAGGCTCGTAAGTCAATTGCAGAGTGCTTGATTAACTCTGCAGTCTTTGGGACTGGTGTCGGTGAGATCATTCTTGACCAAGTGACGGAGCTAAAGCCTGCTACTCAGCCCATCATGGAAGGTGAGATGACTGCTGTTGGTGTTATGGAAAGCACCCGAACATTAGTTAAGATGCGTCCTGTGATGCCTCAGAACTTCTTGATCGACCCTGTAGCGACATCTATTGAAGAAGCCTTAGGTGTTGCGATTGACGAGTTCGTCCCACTGCACCAAGTCACACAAGCTCAGGAATCAGGGATTTACTTTGACGTTGACGTTGCTGTAGCGGCTCCTGACACGGACATTGAGCCTGACCAAGACCTTACCATCTACATGGATGATAAAGTCCGCCTGACGAAGTACTATGGCCTTGTACCAACGTATCTTCTCAACTCTATTAACGAAGAGGGTGAAGAAGACGAAACAGCAGAAGAGCAAGAGGATGAGGCAGAGTACACTGAAGCAATTATTGTTATTGCTAACGGTGGTGTTTTATTAAAGGCTGAACCAAACCCATACATGATGCAAGATCGTCCTGTTGTTGCATTCCCTTGGGATGTTGTACCGGGACGTTTCTGGGGTCGTGGTATTTGTGAAAAAGGCTACAATGCTCAAAAGGCATTAGATACGGAGTTACGAGCTAGAATTGACGCACTTGCGCTTACTGTACACCCTATGCTTGCTGTTGATGCTTCACGCCTTCCTAGGGGAAGCAAGTTGGAAGTACGACCCGGCAAGGCCATCCTTACGAATGGCAATCCCGCAGAGATTCTACAGCCCTTCAATTTTGGCAAGTTAGATCCAACAACATTTAACCAAGCACAGACACTACAGCAAATGGTTCAGATGGCTACAGGTGCTATTGATGCCGCAGGTATCCCCGGCTCTGTCAATGGTGATGCTACAGCGGCAGGCATCTCGATGTCACTTGGAGCTATCATTAAGCGTCACAAGCGCACACTGATTAACTTCCAAGATTCGTTCTTGTTACCGTTTGTAACCAAAGCGGCTCATCGTTACATGCAGTTTAATCCTGAATTATACCCTGTCAGTGATTATAAGTTTGTTGCTAGTAGCTCACTAGGTATCATTGCTCGTGAATACGAGGTAACACAGCTTGTACAACTCTTGCAGACAATGAGTCCTGAGTCTCCAATGTACCCAATGTTGATTGAGTCAATTGTAGACAATATGAACTTAAGTAACCGTGAACAGATCATTGAAGGCTTGCGTAAAGTCAATCAACCTCAGCCGGGACAACAACAATTGCAACAGCAAGTACAGGAGTTACAACTTGCTAAAGAGCAGGCCATCCTCCAGTACACTCAAGCACAAACTGCAGAAGTTATGTCTCGTATTGAACAGAATAAGGTTGAGACCCAATTGTTACCTGTAGAAGCTCAGACAGATCGTTTGGCGGCTACATTGAAAGGTATGGGGCAAGACCCAACAGAAGCAGAGTTTACGAGGCGTGCTAAGATTGCAGAGCTAGCACTTAAGCAACGTGAGATTGAAACGAAAGAAGACATTGTTGAAATGCAAATGAGAGGAAGTAATGGTAGTAACTAAAAAAGAGTTCCAAGAAGTCATTGAACAAATGAATGATATCTTGACAAAACTCGATAAGCGAATCAAGGAACTTGAGGAAGCTAAAGCACCCCGTACCACAAAGTCTACTAAGAGTCAAGAAACTACTTGACAAATTACATATACTATGGTATAATAGTTAATATAGACAACAGGAGAAACTCAATTGAGTCCTGAAGAACAAAAGTATTATGAAAACTACTTTGATTTATTCTTGACAGATGGTTGGAAACAATTTGTTCAAGAAGCAAAGGATATTCTTAATAGTCATTCTATTGATGACCTTAAGACTGAAAAAGATTTATCACAGTTACAAGGGCAACGTGTAGTGTTACTTAACATTATACGCTTTGAAACTGGGATACAAAATGCATTTGAAGAGTTGTCTAACAATGATTAGACGTTACGACTTTAAGTGCACTTCATGTCAACATATTGAAGAACAATGGGTAGATCATACTGATAGTTTGACTACCTGCCTTGAATGTGGTGATACCTCAGAACGGATAATCTCTCCTGTCCGAACACATTTCGTAGGTCACGGTTGGCCTGATAAAGACGATAGGTGGGCTAAGGATCATGAGAGAGCCGCTCGTAAATAACCCTTCCATAATGGCATTTAGCCACGGAGTTTAACAATATGGCACGTTTTTTAGATGAGAGTCCCGAATATCAACCAGAAGACGGGGAAGCACTCGCAAACTTTGAAGAAGAACAGATTCCTGAAGAGGAGCAACCTGTAGAAGCTGAAGTAGAAGCTGAAGATGACATTCCTGAAAAGTATCAGGGTAAGGACATTAGAGATATTGTCCAAATGCATCAAGAAGCCGAAAAACTTTTAGGCAAACAATCTTCCGAAGTTGGTGAGCTCCGCAAAATAGTTGATGATTTCGTTAAGTCTCAAATTGCCACTACTAGCCCACAACAAAAAGACGAAGAAGACGATGTAGACTTCTTCACCGACCCTGACAAAGCGATTGCTAGAGCCATAGCAAATCATCCGTCTGTTAAACAGGCAGAAGAAGCGTCATTGGCAATGAAGCAACAAAGGATTCTTGGGAAATTACAAGCTGACCATCCAGACTTTATTGATATTGTCCAAGATGGTAACTTCCAAGAGTGGGTACACGGATCTTCTGTGCGTTCAGAACTTTATGAAAGGGCTGACAAACAATTTGATTACGAATCCGCTAATGAACTACTGACACTCTGGAAAGAACGTCAGAACATGGTTCAGGAAACAGCCCAAATTCAACAAGATGATCGCAAACGTCAAATCAAAGCGGCTTCCACTGGAAACGCTAGAGGGTCTGGAGAACGTCCAAGTCGTAAAGTCTATCGTCGTGCTGATATTATTAAACTTATGCAAACAGACCCTAACAGATATCAAGATATGGCGGCTGAAATTCGCCAAGCATATGCTGAGGGTCGAGTTAAATAGCTATTAGGAGATATTTACAATGGCAAACTTAACCCCCGCAAGTAACAATACCGTTACTTTAGCAAACGCCGATAAGTTCATCCCCGAACTGTGGTCAGATGAAATCATTGCGGCGTACAAGCAGAACCTCGTTCTCGCTAACCTCGTAAACAAAATGCCTATGACTGGCAAGAAAGGTGATACTCTTCACATTCCTAAGCCTAGTCGTGGCACAGCGAATGCTAAGACAGCGGCTGACACTGTAACAATTCAGCAGACAGCTAACACAGAAGTTACTGTAACAATCAACAATCACTACGAATATTCTCGTTTGATTGAAGACATTGTTGAAGTACAAGCGTTGGATTCACTCCGCCGTTTCTACACTGACGATGCAGGTTACGCTCTTGCTAAGCAAGTCGATGACGATCTGTTCGCAGAGTTGTTGAACGTGTCAAACGATGCAGGTACTGCTGATGGTTCTGATGCTACTCAGTCTCACTACCAGATCAACGGTGCATCTGATGTCTTGATTGACTATGATGACTCTACTGCTCTTGAAGCGTTCTCTGATGCGGCTTTCCGCAACATGATTCAACGGTTGGATGATGCTGATGTTCCTATGGAAGGTCGTGTATTGATTATCCCTCCTGTGATTCGCAACACTATCATGGGCATTGAGCGTTACGTGTCTTCTGACTTTGTAAACGGTCGTGGTGTTAACAACGGTCAGATTGGTCAGCTTTACGGTGTTGACGTTTACGTTACATCTAACGCTCCAACTGTCACTGGCTCTACCACTTCTGGTCGTGTCATGACTATGATGCACAAGGACGCTTTCGTTCTTGCAGAGCAGATGGCTGTACGTTCACAGACTCAGTACAAGCAAGAGTTCCTTGCGAACTTGTTCACTGCTGATACTCTGTACGGCACTAAAGTTCTCCGTGAAGAGAACGTACTTTCAGTAGTAGTTTAATCTACTGATCCGGGGGAGTCTACTCAGGCTCCCCTGTCTTATTCTAAACACTGGAGATTCTAATGGCGATTTTTCGTGGCACAGGTAGCGCAAGTACAACATCAGATCAAGCTACCATTGATGCTGTAACTGACAAGGCCGCCGAAGCCGCTACCTCTGCAAGTAACGCCGCTTCTTCAGCGTCTTCCGCAAGCACCTCTGCGTCGAGCGCGTCAAGCTCCGCAAGCTCTGCTTCTACTTCTGCATCTACTGCAACTACCAAAGCATCTGAAGCGTCTGCTTCTGCATCCGATGCAAACGATTCTGCTAACGCCGCCGCTACTTCAGAAAGCAATGCGGCATCTTCAGAGACAGCGGCAGGGTTATCTGCAAGCCAAGCTCTCGCATCTGCTAACAACTCAAGTGCTTCTAAAGTATTAGCTGAGACCGCGCAAGCGGCGGCAGAAGCGGCAGTAGTTGATGCTGAGACTGCGTTAGCTAGTACACAAGCGGTCTTAGTTTCTACACAAGCTGTGTATGATGATTTTGATGATCGTTACTTAGGTGCTAAAGCATCTGATCCCACAGTAGATAATGACGGTGATGCACTAATTGATGGTGCATTATACTTTGACACCACTAACGCCCAGATGAAAGTTTATGATTTGTCTGGTACATCATGGGAAGCATTTTCTTTAACAGCGGCACAACTTACTGATGTTGACATTGTGGCAACGAACATTGCTGATGTCCAAAGTGTAGCTGACAATATAGCCGATATCCAAGCGGCACAGACTTCTGCAACGAATGCAAGCAACTCTGCAGATGCGGCATCTACATCAGCATCTCAAGCATCAGGTTTTGCATCTAATGCTTCTGACAGCGCAACTGCGGCGGCCTCTAGTGCGGCTTCAGCGGCTACAGCCTTAGATAGCTTTGATGATCGCTATCTTGGTGCTAAGTCTTCTGCACCTACAACAGACAATGATGGTGATGCTCTTGTTACTGGTGCGTTGTACTACGATACCACTGAAGGGTCTATGTACGTCTATGAAGGCTCTTCATGGATTAAAGCATCAGCGTCTATTGTAGATACATGGGATGAGTTTGTCTTTACAGCCACTAATGCTCAAACAGCGTTTACAGGTGCTGATGACAACACCAACACATTAGTTACATCAGACTACATGATTGTTACTCGTAACGGTGTACGCTTGACAGAAGGCGTAGGCTACACAGTAACAACAGGTACAGTAACACTAGCAACTGGTGCGGCTACAGGTGACATCATTACCATTACCGTCTTTGCATCACTACAGGTTGCAGACACCCTATCTCTATCGCAAGGTGGTACGGTAACAGGTGCAGTTACATTTAATGGTAACGTAGACGGTATTGCATTCAGTGAGATTGATTCTACTCCAACGACTCTTGCAGGTTATGGCATCACTGATGCGGCTACGTCTGCACAGGGCGCACTAGCTGACTCAGCCACGCAACCGGGTGACCTAGCTACTGTAGCAACTACTGGAGCCTACTCAGACCTTACAGGAAGCCCTACAGCAGTCTCTAGCTTCACAAACGACTCAGGGTACATTACAGGGTACACAGTCACTCAGGGAGACGTTACAGCGCATCAGGCGGCATTGTCGATCACTGAGTCTCAAATTAGTGACCTTCAGAGTTACCTGACTAGCATCCCAGATAATTACATTTTAAATACAGGTGATGCGATTACCGGGGATTTAACCTTTGGCGATAATGTAAGTGCCGTATTTGGTGCGGGGTCTGATTTCAAGATATTTCATAATGGTGATAACACCTACATGAATGATTTGGGAACAGGAAACCTTTACATTTCTACTAATGGTGCAGAAGTTAGCCTTAGAAAAGTAAGTGGCAACGAAGCAATGTTGATTGCAAAGCCAGATGCTGAAGTAGAATTGTACTATGACGATTCTTTAAAACTTGAAACAACCAACACAGGGGTTGATGTAACAGGCACAGTTACTGCTGACGGTGTATCTCTGGGTGATAATGAAAAGGCGCAGTTTGGTGCAAGTAATGACCTAGAAATTTATCATGATGGGACTAATAGTTACATTAGTGATGCAGGATCTGGAAGTATTCATTTGCGTTCAGATAGTGAATTTAGAGTTCAAAATGCCGGAGGAACTGCTAATTACATTTATGCTTCAAATGGAGGTTTAGTAAGACTATATCACAACAATAGTGGTAAGTTAGATACAACTGCTACAGGTGTAAGCGTCACAGGTGACTTAACAGCCTCTGGTAACGTTACTGCGTATTCTGATGAACGTCTCAAGTCTGACATTGCTACGATTGATAATGCGCTAGACAAAGTGTCTGCGATGCGTGGTGTTACCTACACTAAAGATGGTGAGCTATCTTCTGGTGTCATTGCACAGGAACTTCAACAGGTTGCTCCTGAACTTGTGATTGACGGCGAATACCTAAGCGTTGCCTATGGTAACTTAGTCGGCTACTTGATTGAAGCGGTCAAGGAATTAAAAGCAGAAGTTGAGGAACTTAAGGGAGCTAAATAATGGCACTGCAGTCATCTGGCCCTATTAGCTTACTAGACATCCAAAATGAGTTTGGTGGATCTAACCCCATTGGCTTGAATGAATACTATGGTGTAGCCGGAGGTGTGCCTGCGTCTGGTACGATTAGTCTTGATGATTTCTATGGGACTTCTTCTGCCGCTTCTATTAGTTATGTTACCACTGTAGGTAATGGAGACGTTACAGCAAGTCCTCATACGTTTTCAAGTGTTAGCTTAGGAACCACAGCCGCAGACCGCTATACAGTTATTGCGATTGGATCTATTGCCAATTCTGATTACACAGCAACCATTGGTGGAATTTCTTGTACATCTATTGTACAGCAAAAGTATTCTGGTGATGATAGTTATGTTGGAATTTTAATTGCTGACACAAGCTCTTTAGGAACCACGGCAAACATTGTAATTGATAATAATACTTATATTTATCGCCCCGGTGTAGCCGTTTACAATGTTACTGGACTAAGTAGTGCAAGCGCATTTTCAACTGCATCAGACAGTTCGGGAAGTGATTTAACTTGTTCATCATCTGGTACGTCAGGTGGTGTAGGTATTGGAATCTTCTTTAGGAAGGACAACTTACCCGGAACAATTAACTTTACAGGATTTGCTACCTCATCTAATGATGCTAGTTACTCTCAAGGCGGTACTCAATGGAGAGCAGGTCACGGTACATTAACAAGTACAGGTACAAAAACAATGCAGTCTACTGCAGGTTCTAGTAATGCTTGTGCTGTAATGGGGATATTTGCATAACATGAGTTACTTTGCAGAATTAAACAACAATCAAGAAGTAGTTCAAATTATTGAGGCAAATGTTATTCCTGAAGGTAACTGGATTACTTGTCCAAATCCTGATTGGTACTATGTGGGTTTATATAGTAATTGGTATCAAATTCCATATCCAGATGATGATCCAAATAACACATATGTTTTTGAGCCAGAAACAATTTCATGGGTGGTGCAACAATAATGGCACACTTTGCACAATTAGATGACAACAACATAGTCACTCAAGTCATCGTTGTAAACAACAGTGACCTTGAAGACAGCAATGGTGTAGAACAAGAAGATATTGGTATTACGTTCTGCACTAACTTATTTGGCGCACACACTCGTTGGAAGCAAACAAGCTACAACGGAAATTTTAGAGGCCGTTACGCAGGTATCGGTATGAAGTACGATAAAGAATTGGATGAGTTTGTAGAGGTTATCAATGAGTAAAGCAGAAGACTTAGCAGGACTACTAGACGCTAACGGTGACGTACTAGCAACCAACCTTGATAACGTCAGTGTTGCTTTTGCTGACGTAACAGGTAAGCCCACTACATTGTCAGGCTACGGTATCACTGATGCCGCTTCATCGTCAGACATTGCCAACTCATCCAACTGGGATACAGCGTATGGATGGGGCGATCACAGCACACAAAGCTATGCTACTACAACATACGTTGATGGTGAGATTGCTGACCTTGTAGCTTCTGCTCCTGCAACCCTAGACACGTTGAATGAACTAGCGGCGGCACTAGGTGATGATGCAAACTTCAGCACTACTGTAACAAACTCTATTGCGACTAAAGCGGCCTTGTCCGGTGCAGACTTTACTGGTGATGTTACAACAACAGGTGACGTAGGGATTGGAACGAGTACTCCTAATACACCTCAAGCAGTAAATCTTCATATTAGTGGTACAAGTTCTGCTATTCGTATGTCAGATACCAGTAACTCTTTAACAGGTAATTTATACGCTTCTGGTGGTGAATTTAGTATCCTTACATCAACATCTCACCCTATAACATTTAAAACAGCTAACTCAGAAGCAATGCGAATCGACTCCAGTGGTAACGTAGGGATTAACGAGTCAAGTCCATTAGGAAAATTGCACGTTAAAACTGGTGAAAGTGGAGCAGGAGTAAATGCATCAGCAAGTGACTTGGTATTAGAAGATGTTACTGATGCAGGTATGAGTATCATTAGTACGGGAACTGGAAATATCTATTTCGGTGATGTTGCCAATGGGAGTATTGGTAGAATATCGTATTCACATTCAAATAATGCGTTATCTTTTAATACTAATGCGGCAGAACGTA